TTGAGTTAATGCGGTATCAAGATCGACGCTAGTTGCAACAGCAAGGCCTTTCGCCGCCAGTATCATTTTATTTATTTCAGGCTCGGTCCTACCTGTCGCGACAAGCATAGCAATCTGGCTTTGCGCCGCGCTGTTTGCTTCGCCTGTAGAGGACGCTAAGGCTTCAGCGAGAGCATTAAGCCTTTCAGTTGCCCCCTCTGTCATTTTTGAACTTGATTTAATTGCGGATTCGAATCGTACCTGTGCAGTTTCATCCTCGGCAAACTCTTCAGATAATTCGCCAATAGTTTTTATGACTTCCTTAAATCCGTCAACAATTAGTTTAGCAGCTGCAACTGGCCCTTGCATAATGTCGCGTATGTCTGCGAACTTGTCTTTTAATGATTCTGATTTTTTACCGGTATCATCTTGAGACTCGCCTAATTTATCGTATGCGCTTTTTAAGTCTTGTATTTGCTGACTTTCAGGAGCAATGCCATCATCGATTAACTTATTGATTGCGTCTTTTAATGTTTTTTGTTTTTCTGCTATTACGTCGGTAGAGTCACCCCATACCTTGGCTTTGCCGTCTATTGCTTGAAACTGATTGGCAATATCTGCAAAGGATGCTTTGGTCGAATCGCTCATTGATTCAAATGATTTACTGATATCACCTAACCCGGTTATTACATTTTCAACTACTTTAGTAAAATCGGAATCATCGGCGCCAATAGTCGCGTTTATGCTGTAGTCACTCATGCCGATAACCTCCGTTAAAAGTTCATGTCACTTTCAGAAACTGGAAAATCAATTCCAGGTATTCCTCTTCGAACTTCTTTATCTTCTTCTATATTCCCGCCCATAATTAAATAAGCGAGCGTTCTTTGTTTTCCTAACTCGATTCTTTTCTTTTCATCTAGCATCGAAATAAGCACGCGCGGTGTAACGTTCCAAAACCATTCTTCGCTTTTGCCGAGTTCAACTTGAGCAGCCGTGAAAAGATATTTCCACGGCCATCCGGTATTTACTCGGCTTTCTGAGGGGTTCCGCTTCCGCTCGCTTTTTTCTCAGGGAGTGTTCCTGAAAAAGCTTTCATCAAAACAGGAATAAAATTATCTTTTAATTCACGTATGTTTTGATTGTCAATTTCATTTTGGATATCTTCAAGACTTGCGTCCTTTTCGTCCAATATTCCGATGAAAACAAGCGGTGCAAGTTTTTCAGCGAAAAAGCCGATAGGATCGTCCTTGATTGCATCTTGAATACCTTCTATCCCGCCGTATTCAAGTTTTATTTTCTTCCATGCTTTCATGGGAAAATTAAGTTTTACGGATTTTTTACCAATTATGATTTCGTTGTACTGTGGTGAAATGTCATTCAATTCGTTTGTTTCTGCGTCCATTTGTTTGCTCCTATGGAAGTTAAGAAAAATTACCCGGCTCGTTTTTAGTGAGCCGGGATTATTATAGTAGCCCTGCTGTTATGCCGGTGTTACGTCCTGAGATTTCGGAGTTGCGAGCACTCCATTCGAGTCGGTTATCTTTACCACTACGACGCTGTACGAAACAGCTGCAATGCTTGCATTCGCAATCGTAATTGTCGGCGCGGTTCCTGCAACGCTTGCCGTGTACGTGTACGTTCCTGCAAGAATAAGTCCTGTGGAATTAACAATAACAACAATTTGCGTATTGTCCACGGGAGCGACAAGCGAGAATGTTTCCGAAGATCCTTTCGAAAAAGGAATAGTGATCGTGTGAGCCGATGCACTTCCGGTAGCCGAACCAACGGTAACAGCAGAGGTTGAAACACCAGAGCTGAATACGGGAGCGGTAAACCATGCGGCTTCGGTTACGCTTGTGAGGTCGTAATCGTTACGAGCCTCAGTATCAATCACGTTGTTTGCCCCATTGAGCGCTACGAATTGCGCGGTCAGTGTTACATGCTTCGGGCTGATCTGTTCTTTTTTCGTTTCCGGATTAATTGAAGGAATAGTAAACTTTCCCTTCAAGAGCCATACGTAGCGATAGGTCCCGCCCGCTTTTTCACCGCCAATCCATACGCGGAAACCAATGGCATAGTATGCCGCCTGGTCAAGCGGACGACCTTCGGTAATTCCGTTGGCTCGAGTCTGCCCGAGCATCGCCGCAATAAGCGCGGGGTCGTAATCGACAAACTCGAAAGTTCCCTCGGTGTTTCCTCTTGAGTTTCCAACCCAGAACTGCCGGTTATCCGCGTAGTCAGTAATTATCGTACCGTTTTTGTTTATCGACGCGGTGACTACTCCCGGCATCGCAACGGGCGTATCGTATGTCGGAGTCGATCCCACAACGTCGGTTAAAAGTTTGGCTACATATACTTTATCCAAACCTATCATAGGTGCAATTGTTCCAGCCATAATATCCTCCTATCTATAAAACATCGCTAGGGAATAATCCCCGGCTGAATCTCATAACGCGGTGACGAACCCCTTCAGTTGGCTCAAACACCTCGCCATTAGTCCCACAGGTAAAAAACAACTCTCCAAAAATGCGAGCGAGTTCTATAGCAAAATCATCTGTAGTTTTCCCGCTATCAATTTTAATAAAAATATCTATCCTCAATCTTACGTTTGACCCCATCGGTTTATTATCGCGAAACTCGAAATCTTTCTGATCCTCATCTTGATAAATTATCAAAGGGAATGTAGAAACAATTTCCGGCCATGCGTCAATAATATTATCAGTACTTCCAGCAAGTGCAATCAATGCGGTATCAGTCGAAAGTGTTTTATAATAAAAAGGCTTTACTGATATCATGAATCAACCTCGATCTGTATTGCTTGCGTTCCGAGCGTTCTGAAAAACATCCGTTCAATCGCGTCTCGAGCTTTATCAAGTGACGGCAAGAGCCACGGGCGCGGTGCCATCTTTGTCGTTCCATCCTCAAGCCACATCGGATACGGCGGGTTCGTTATCACGCTTCCTACTCTCCCGGTAACCATCCCATTATTTTCTGATATATCATGTGTTATACTTCCAAGAAATCCTTGCGATCCAGATTGAGGAAAAGGAGCAGAACCCGGAACTGATCTTTTAACGTCATAATTTTTAACGTGATTGCCAGTAACCGGATTATCATATTCCCATTCGGCATGTGAATCATGTATGGCAAGTTTTATATTCTTTTCAACCATATTGCACGCATTCGCAACCGCTACCGTTTTATTATCTTTTACCAACAAGGCACGTTCACGGAACTTTTTTTGAACTTCATTTATTTGTCGCTTAAAATCCGCTTTCGCTTCCGCACTAGTCATGCCATGCTCCCAAATCGTCCCATGTAAAATTATCGTCCCATGTGTGAGTCGATCCGGTTGAAGACAATACCCATTCGGTTTCGCCTTGCACGGGAATTACAATCGCTTCCCCGTGATTCGGCCATCGGTTCGCTCCCTTTACTTCATAATAACATCCCAGCTCTCCGGGAAAATTACTCTGGACAAAAACCCTGTTAGCAAGTTGCATATATGTAGAGCGAGTAAAAAATATTTTCTTCGCGTCTGATATTCTGTTTGATAATCCCCATGATTCTATTTCTGCTTTCGATAATGTGTGCGGTTGCACGTCGCAAAAAAACGACTCAACGGGATCTGATGGTGGAGATAATTTATATCCCCATGTTTTCGTAATTGTACCTTCGCTGTTTTTCCCGTTCACTTGCACGTATATTTTCACGCTTGCATTTTTGTAAACCATTACGCAATACCTACACGTACCCACGGTCCGAGAAGTTCGCGAACTCGAGTTGACAGCCCTACGTTATCGCCAAAGGTATCGGAGATACCGCCTTCGCTATGACTCTTTATCCCTTCAGCTGAAAGCATGTTTACGCGATACGATTCAATCACGGCATATGTCGCTGCGGTTGAAATACCAATCGGTAAGCTTGCGGGATTGTCTTCAACATATCCAACATCTCCTGGAAGATACCAGCCGCCAATCCATGTAATAACGATATCGCGAAAACCAGCTACAGGATCGTTTGTAAGACTTCTTGTGTAAAAGTTTCCGCACCATCCCGCTCCGCGATAAACAAAACCGATGTTCGCGTATTCGGGCGAGATATCATAATCAGTAACGGCGACCCCTGTAAGGGTGATCGACGTTATTGATTGTATTGGTTGAGCGTTAAGAATAAGTATCTGGTTATTATTAATTGCGTACTTTTCGCCTGTGTATGTCGCACGCGCTACGGGATACCCTAAGTGTTTGACGATTGCACTACTTGCTTGTTTTATAAGCAAGTTTAACTTTGCGTCCTGGTTGGTATCGAGTATATCGAGCATCGACTTTACATCGGCTAAAGTACACAATGTCATAAATTACAGTACCGTCTGCGCGATCTTCGGCTCAACGTCGTAGTCGCCAAGGATAACCTCAGCGGCCAATATGTTTTTCGGAGTGGTTCCACCGGTATAATCGATATCAACGGAAACACGAATATACTTTTTCGCGCCCGAAAGATCGATCATATATTCTTTGCAGTTCGCAGTCAAAACACTGAGCGAAGCTTCAAGAGTTTTGAACGCGGTAAAAGAACCGGCGGTAATTACTGCGCACGTCTCAACCGTAATAAGGGCAACTGCAGCGGAAGGGGTCCCTGTTGCGGCGGCATTCTCGAAAACAACAAGAGCGGATGCGGCTCCGGTACGGTTAATACCGATACCATTAATAAGCGTTCCGTCGTTCTGGTTAGGGGGAATTGCCCCAAGGGAGTTCGTCTGGTCTTTACCAGTAAAAACCTGCTGTCTAAACTTACTTCTAGTCATGATAGTCTCCTATCTTAATTTGTTAAAAAAGCGCGGGACTATAAAAGCCCCGCGTTACAGTTTGTTTTTCTTAGGTCTTCGAGTACTGGCCGTATACAACGGCTTTCGGCTGACGGACACCGAAGTCGTGTTCAGCGATTACGCGAATGAGCGTGAGATCCTGATTGAATGCGGAGATTGTAGAACCACCGGATTCATAGGTTCCTTCGCGGCTCATCTCAAGGGAGAGATCATACGAAACGCCCCAGAGAACCATCGACGCATCGATTGCCCAGAAATCGGAATAGGCGTTCGATCCATCTTTCTCGACAGATGCTGCCGTTACAAACGGATATCCGTTTAATGTTTTGTTGCGGAGCATTTCGTCTGCCCATGCCCACGGACCGGAAGAGAAAGCTTTCTGGAGAATCCAACTCTTACCGAGCGGGGAGAAAATCCAGTTGACATTCTGCATGGGAACGTTTGCCTGTTCGAGCAACGCGATCATGTCAATCGGGGTCCCGAGTCCGAACGCTGTTCCGGTTGTTCCGGAAGTCTGAATGTCGGTAATGTTTTTAAGTCCGCGAGGGGTGAACTCTGTTCCGGCTCCGTAAAGGAAAGCCTTGTCAAGTTCGATCCGGCTCACAGTCTGCAAGTCCTGGCTAACCCATGCGTCAAGGCCAACGACGTTCTGGCGAAGCAGGGTATTGGAAATCGCGGTCATAGCCTTGAGCTTTTTAGCCCGAAGATTGACGGCTCCGAATACCGGCTGAGTCGTTGCGACGGCGGCGGTCTCTCCAACCCATCCGACAGTACTTGTGGTATCCATGCGGGGAATCGAGAAGTTACCGTTTGGCATCGGAACGCGGGTAACACCGAGCTTATCAAGGATCGTATTTGCATACAGAAACTTGATATAATCGGGAAGAAGGATCTGCGGGATATTGAAACCGCCAGCGGAAGGAACTCCGGCGGTAAGTTCTTTCTGCAACATTCCCTGTACGGCCTTTGCTTCAGGAAGAAACTTTTTCGCGGCGTCAAGGATTGCATCCTTCCCAACCATCGCAATATTTTTCGCTCCTGTAAGTTCCATTGCCTTAAGCCCGGCGACAATGTACTGACCTACCATTCCCTTTGCATCGGGTTCAGAAACACCTTTCGACGCTGACGCGGCGGCGGCAATTTCGAACTGGTCCATCATCTCGCTGCGAAGGTGTTTCTTTTTGTCTTCTTCAAGCTCACGGCTCTTGAGTGCTTTACCGACTTCATCGGTAATCTGTTCGGGGGTCAGAGCTTTCGCCTGAAATTCTGCGGTCAACTTCGCGCGTTCCGATTCCATGTTTTTCTGGAAGTTAGCGGTGATCGTCGCTTCGAGTTCCTCACGATTCATCATATAATATTCCTTGTATGTTTTCTTTTGCGCGTGCCGTTT